TCAGACAATGGATGGCGAGGCTTATAAGACAACAAACATTTCAGGAACATTCCAATTGGATATGTTGGCAGATTGGGGCAAGGCAAACTCAGTTTGTGAGGCTCTATGGACTGCTGCTGAAACTGCACCAGATACAGACATCAGCATGACACTTACAGCTGCATCAGGAGCGCAATTTGTGTTTCCTGTAAAGCCAGAGTTTCCAACTGCTGGTGGTTCAGGTGTTGATGCTCAGACAGTATCATTCACATTTACAGTATCTAAAGGCGCAGTAGTAGAAACATTTAGTTAAAATCTAACAACGGGAGCAAAATGAAACTACCAATTACAATTGAATATAACTCAGGCGAGCAAGCAACTTATATTGCCCAACCGCCTGAGTGGGCAAAATGGGAAAAGCAGACAGGAAATACCATTGGGCAAGCAAGTGAAAAACTTGGCATTTGGGATCTTATGTTTTTGGCTTATCATGCTCATAAGCGTGAGGTTGCCGGAAGCAAGCCAATCAAACCAATGGATATTTGGATGGAAACTGTAAGCGATGTCATCGTTGGTGATGCAGACCCAAAAGCCATAAAGCAGGAAGCCTAAACAGGTTATTGGTTGAATTGGCAATAGCCACACATATACCAATGAGTGAATGGGTTGATGCGGATGACATATTAACAGCGATCGAAGTATTGGAGGCGAGAAGTGGCAAATGAAACTATCGCGTACAATAAAAAAGATCTGCGTGATATTTACAAAGCATTCAAACTTATGGATGACCAAGCAACAGAGGAAGCAAGAAGTCAATCTGCTGCTTTGGCGTATTTTGCATCAGAGGAAATTAAACAGGCAGCTAGGACTCGAACAAAGGCTGGCAAGGTTGCGGAGAGAGTCGCAGATGGCGTTAGCATCTCTAAGTCAAGCAAAATCGGTGAGTTCCGTTATGGCTTCGCAAGACAAAAGTTTTCAGGTGGTGCTACAACGCAAACCCTATGGGGTGGTGTTGAGTTTGGTTCAAATAAGTTCAAACAGTTCCCTACATATTCAGGACGGCAAGGCAGAGGTAGTCGGGGATGGTTTATCTATCCAACCCTTCGCAGAATTCAGCCTGAATTGATTAACAAATGGGAAGCAAGTTTTGATCGCATTATTAAGGAATGGGTCTAATGGCAACCGGTAATAGAACGCTTAAGTTATCAATCCTTGCTGATGTTGATGACTTAAAAAAGAAATTAGGCGAAGCCGATAAAGCAGTTGAAAGCAATTCAAGCAAGATTTCAGAATTTGGAAAGAAGGCTGCCGCTGCATTTGCTGTAGCTGCTGCTGCTGCCGTTGCTTATGGCACTAAATTAGCCATTGATGGGGTCAAGGCTGCGATAGAGGATGAACAAGCACAGTTAAGGTTGGCTGCTGCATTAAAGAGCGCCACAGGGGCTACTGAAGGTCAAATAAAGGCAACTGAGGATTACATTCTTAAAACATCACTTGCCACAGGTGTATCTGATGAAAAACTCAGACCAGCAATGCAAAGATTGGCAGTATCGACCAAAGATGTTGATGAAGCCCAAAGACTGTTAAATCTATCTTTAGATATTGCTAAAGGTCGAGGATTAGATCTTGAAACTGTTGCCAATGCTTTGGGTCGGGCTCAGGATGGAAACACCACAGCTCTTGGCAGATTAGGTCTTGGCTTATCTAAAACAGAATTAGCAACTTTATCTTTCACCGAAGTTCAACAGAAACTTTCAGATCTTTATGGTGGTTCAGCTGCTGCAAACGCTGAAACATTTCAAGGCAAGATTGATCGATTAAAAGTAGGCTTTGATGAAGCCAAAGAAGCATTAGGCGTTGCATTACTTCCACAGGTTGAGCGATTTATCGGTTTCTTAAATGAAACAGGCATTCCAACGTTGAATGCTTTTGTTGCTGGATTAACTGGTGATCAAGGTTTGAGCAATTCTTTGGCACAAAGTCAAAAGGGCGCAGAATCATTTGGCAAAGCAATTGCTGCCGTTGCTGGCATCATTTCAGGATTTATTACATTCGTAAGAGAAGCAATTGGTTTATTGGTTGAGTTTGCAAACCAAGCAATTCGAGTTGTGAATCTCATCAAACCCGGAGCAGATATTGGCTATATTCCAAATCCATCTAAGACAGGTGGCATGCTAGGACAAACCCCATCAGTTCCAAGTTCCAATTTTACTTATGGTTCAGGAAATCCAACTGTTATTAATAACATTACAGTTCAATCAATTGATAGTGAAGGTGCTGCTAGATCCGTTGCTAAGGTGTTAAATCAAAGCGCATCTAGGTCAGTTCCACAGCTGTATAACAACGGCATAAAGGGCGGCTAATGACTGTCTGGACACCTGACTGGAAACTCACAGTTGCTGGGGTTGATTACACAGACATAGCAATCAGCGATATTGCGCATCAATCTGGTCGAGATGATATTTATACTCAGCCAAACCCATCTTATTTACAGGTGCAATTAGTTGCTTTATCTGGTCAAACTTTGCCGTTTGATATCAATGACAGTTTAAGCCTTCAAGTCAAAGACAGCACAGGATCTTATGTAAGTTTATTTGGTGGAGATATAACAGATATAACTGTCGAGGTGGAGCGTGCTGGCAATGTTGCCACAATTATTTCTTATACCTTACTAGCAATGGGATCTTTAGTTAAATTAGCCAAAGAAATTTATAATGACACGCTTTCTCAGGATGAGGATGGCGACCAAATTTATGCTTTGCTCTCAAGTGTATTACTTGGATCTTGGAGTGAAGTGCCAGCAGCTTCAACATGGGCTACTTATAGTGCAACCGAAACTTGGGCTAATGCAGTCGATCTAGGACTTGGCGAAATTGATCAACCGGGGCTTTACACAATGGAAAATCGAGCAGCCAATCCCGATACTGTTTATAACATTGCATCTCAAATAGCAAATTCGGCTTTCGGATATTTATATGAGGATAACAATGGAGATATTGGTTATGCCGATGCTGACCACCGCCAAACTTACCTTGCTGCAAATGGTTATATTGATCTTGATGCAAACCACGCTTTGGGTGCAGGACTTGCTACGACAACACGATCAGCAGATATTCGTAATGATATTTATATCAATTATGGTAATAATTTTGGATCTCAAGAGGTTGCCACTTCCTTAGATTCCATTCAAACTTATGGGTATAAATCTGAATCTATAAACTCATTGATTCATGATGCCACAAGTGCTCAAGAAGTGGCTGACCGCTATATTGCTCAAAGAGCCTTTCCGTTGTCTAGATTTGACAGCATTACCTTCCCAATAACGAACTCTGAAATTGATAATGATGATAGGGATGATTTACTTGCTGTCTTTATGGGAATGCCGGTGAATATCCAAAACCTTCCAACCCAAATCTCAAGCGGTGAATTTGAAGGCTATGTTGAGGGCTGGCGTTGGAGCACTCGATTTAATGAATTATTTTTGACCCTAAATGTTTCACCGGTAGCGTTTAGCCAAGTGGCGATGCGTTGGAATACTGTTCCAATAACTGAAACATGGCAGACAATAGATCCAACTTTGACATGGGAATACGCTACAATCGTAGCCTGATAATAGGAGAAAAATGGCAACTACTACAAACTATGGCTGGACAACGCCAGATGATACAGCGTTGGTCAAGGATGGCGCATCTGCTATCCGATCACTTGGCACAGCTGTTGATACAACTACAAAAAACCTAAACCCATCTACAACTCTTGGTGATATTGAATATCGTTCATCAACAGCAAACACAAACACAAGACTTGGAATTGGAACAACTGGTCAGATTTTAACTGTTGCTGGTGGCGTGCCATCTTGGGCAACTGCTTCAAGTGGTGGAATGACTTTATTAAACTCTGGCTCAACTGCACTATCAGGGCTTTCAACGATTACTATTAACATAACAGATTCAACTTATACAAATTTGGAAATCCAAATAAATGGCGTTATTACTTCAACCAGTAGTTGCAATGTAGGATTTAGATTAAATGGCGATACTGGAAGCAATTATGTTAATCGATATTTTAGAAATGCTGGGGCATCATCAGCCACAGGTGGTAGGGATACGGGAACAATTTGTTATTTTGGAAGCGGTGGTAATTCTACTGGCTATGAGCAAGTTGGCAGAGATAATTTAGTTATCCAAAATTATTCAAGCACTGGCTACAAAATGATGTTTGGTAATCACTCAATGGCAGAGGGTGGTGCCTCAACAGTTGAATGGCGCAATATCCTAGCAAGTTGGGATAACACCGCTGCAATTACCAGTTTTACATATTTAACAGATACAGGCACTTTTACAGCAGGCGATATTCGTGTATATGGAGTAAAATAATGAGCAGACCAATTATTAGAATTGTTGAATCAGATGGCACATTTATTGATCGAGAAATGAATGATGCCGAGTTTAAACAATATAAATTAGATGAAGCACAGGGATCAAAGCGCATAGCCGAAGCCGAAGCAAAAGCCGAAGCCAAAGCAATTGCACAGGCTAAACTTGCAGAACTTGGTTTGACTGTTGAGGATTTGACGGCACTAGGCTTGTAATGAAGCCTTACCTATCTAAAGCAGCAGTCCAATTGCGTGAGCAGATTGATGATTGCTTTCCTGATAGATCTAGAAAATCAGATGGTTGGATTGCTTCAGCACAACATCAAATGAGATCTAAAGTTTCAGACCATAACCCATTAAAATCCGGTGAGGTTTGTGCGATCGATATTACAGCGGATCTTGGTGCAGCTGAAGGAATATCTGCTTACCTAGCCGATCAAATACGCATTGCTGGCAAAACAGATAAGCGGATCAAATACGTTATTCATAATCATCATATTGCCAGCAAACTATTGAACTGGCGTTGGCGTCGATACAAAGGCGTTAATCCACACACCAAACATATTCATATTTCATTTCATCCAAATCAAAAAGGCGATTTCTTTAACATCCCACTACTAGGAGGCAACGCATGAAACTATCAAACAAACACAAAGCTGCAATTAAGTCTTATTTAAGAGCTGTGGCTGCATCTGGAATTACTGTTGCACTCGCTATTGCTGGAGATGTAAGACCTGAATATGCTGTTTTGCTTGGTGCGTTTGTTGCACCTATTATCAAGTGGTTAGATCCAAAAGAGGGAGCATTTGGAATTGGCAACTCCGAAAAATGACACCGGCAGAATGGGCTGGCTTCGCCGCTGGCATAACCGCCGTATTGGTCGGTTTCTTTACGGGTCTGCGTTATCTTATTAAAGGATGGCTTTGGACTTTAACTCCTAATGGTGGTGCATCTCTTGCAGATCGCTTAGCGAGAATAGAAACACGCCAAGAGGAAATCCTAAGAATACTGTCTAAGTAGAGTTAGCCTTATCACATGGCGAACACACGAAAACCTATCAAACGCAAAAAGATTAATCGTCGAGTCGTTCGCCAAACTCCTGAGCCATTAACAAAGATTGATCAGCATTACATTGCATTAAGAGAATGTTATTCAGCAGCTCGTAAAGCAGGATTTACACCAGAACACGCCTTTTGGTTAATGACCGAGCATAAGACTTTTCCTGATTGGATCGTAGGCGATGGCGGGATCATTCCTTCCATAGATCCAACTGACGATGAGGATGACGATTAAGCGATACTTAGTAATAAGTGATTTGCAAATTCCATACCACCATGAAACAGCTGTCAAGAATGTCATCAAGTTGGCTAAGCGTGAAAGATTTGACAGCGTCCTATGCGTTGGCGATGAAATCGATTTTCAGACCATTAGTCGGTGGGCTGAAAAAACACCTTTGGCTTATCAACAAACTTTGGATGATGACCGCACAGCTACTCAAGAGATTCTTTGGGCTCTCACAGAGCACAGCCGAGAATCTCATATTATCCGCAGCAATCATACTGATCGCCTATATAACACTTTATTAAAAGTTCCGGGAATGATTTCACTTCCCGAATTGCAGTATGCCAAGTTTATGGATTTTGATTCTATGGGCATTACCTTTCATAAAACATTCTTTGAATTTGAAAAGGGCTGGATCTTGGCTCATGGCGATGAAGGCAACATGAATCCCAACGCTGGACAGACTGCCCTAAATCTTGCCAAAAAGGCAGGAAAGAGCGTGGTTTGTGGTCATACCCATAGACTAGGTATGTCAGCCTACTCAGAGGGGCTCTACGGGGCTTACAGACCCCTTTACGGGGTTGAAACAGGCAACCTTATGAACAGGGCAAAAGCCTCCTATACTAAGGGCTTGGCTAACTGGCAAATGGGCATTGTCTTAATGGAATGGGATGGCAAGAATATGAGCGTGCAAATGATCCCAATTAACAAAGACGGCAGTTTCACAGCCCTTGGAAAGTCTTATGGGTCTTGAAACCGATTATCACGAACGCACGATTGATGACCATATCGATGATTTTGAGGATATTAGCGTTATCTAATCGTTATACAACACTCCGAAAGAAAATAACCAAGCGTCCTTGATCTAGGTCATACTTTATGTATCCGCAAAGGCTGTGGATATGTAAGGGAGCAATATGAAGCTACGAAAGTGTCCAATGTGTGGATCTACCACCGATAGGGCCATATTAAGGTTATACCGTTATGACAACGGAGAAAAATTCTATGAATCTGTGTGTGTAACGTGTGCAGATATTCACACATCTAGCTTGGTGAGCGCATGACACTTGAACTGGCTATCTATCTATTTATTGGTTTAAGTTTTGCCTATTGGGCACTATTGGTGCGTATCGATGATTTAAAACAAACCCACTATTGGCGTGGCCGTAAAGATGGATGGGATATGCACCGCAGAATGATGACCATTAAGCAGCAATCAGATGAAGTCTTTGATTATGACAAAAACTGAGCAACTTTTTGATGAAGCCATCACGACTATCCAGTCAAGAGGTGTCGTGTATGGGCATCCTTTTTACAACATGGAGCGAATCTCAAAACTGGTCAGTTCGTATCTTGAATACCCAGTCATGCCTCACGATATTTGTATCATTAACATCTTGCAAAAGATTAGTCGTTTGCAGGAAAGCCCAGGGCATCACGACAGTCTTGTGGACATTGCAGCATACATCGGTATTTACAAAACAGTTTACGATGCCGAAATCGACAGCGACTTCAAAAAAGGAGATGATCTTTAATGGCATTTAATCTTGAGGATTATGAGGATGTGGCTACTTTAAACAAATGGTTTATAAGTAACTTTCCGTCCGGTCGATCAGATATATCAGTCATAAGTCATGATGGTGAAAAAGGTTATATCTTGGTGCAAGCAACTCTTTG